TGGCAGTAGAGTATGATTTACCAATAGTATCCGCAACCCAGACCACGCGAGGTGGTTTTAACAACAGTGATGTTGACTTGACAGATACTTCAGAAAGTTTTGGTTTGCCTGCTACTGCTGACTTGATGTTTGCTCTTATAAGTACAGAGGAATTAGAACAACAAGGTCACATGATGGTTAAACAATTGAAGAATAGATATAGTGACCCGACAAGAAACAAACGATTTATGATTGGAGTTGATAGGGCGAAGATGAGATTGTATGATTTAGAAGATGCTCAACAAAATCTAGTAGACTCTGGACAGGTAGATGTACAGCCAGTTTTTGACCAAGGTGCCTTTGGACAAAGATTAGGCTTGGGGGATATTAAAGTATAAATAGGGCTATGATTAGTAAAGTATTATTAGGTGTAATATTAGCTGGAGGCTTTGTTGGGTATTTGTACTACACAAATACGCAAGCAGAACTTATTGAGCTCCGAGAATATAATATGGCGATGGAATTACAAGTCGCTACACAAAATGATACCATAGATAAGATGTCTAAACAATACGAAACACAGGCAAAAGCGCTTGGTGAGTTGACTTCAAAGAATGCTGTTATTGAAGCAGAGATGACAAGATACCTTGACATTTTCCGCAGACATGACCTTAGTAAACTTGCAGCTGCTAAACCAGGCCTTATTGAACCAAGGGTGAACAATGCGACAAAAGATGTATTCGACAGTCTCGAAACTGATTCCAGTTTTGAGTTTGATACTGATAATTAACGGTTGTAGTTTAATACCAAAACAACCGCGTGAGGTAGAAATCAAAACGATAGAGGTGCGTGTGCCTATACAGCATCCTGTATATCCTCGACCAATAGATATGAAAGAACCAAAGTGGTATGTTGTATCTGACAAAAACTTAGACGAATTCCTAGTTAAAATAGAAAAAGAATCTGGAAAGATGGTCTTTATGGCAATGTCTGTACCAGATTACGAATTAATGGCGTATAATCTCCAAGAGATTAAACGATATGTAAAAGAAACCAAAGAAGTGATAGTGTATTACCGAACCGTTATGTCTGATGATGAAGAAAAAGAAAAAGTCACAGGAGAGAAAGATGACGGAAGAGGAAACAAAAACTAAAATATTACCAGCAGATGTAAATGGTGATGGTAAAGTTGATGACGAAGAAAAGGCGATGTATATGGAATTTAAGCGTAGAGAGCTTGAAGACCAAGATGCAATGCGAGACAGTCAACGCAAGATGGCATGGTTTGCTTTGGGTGGTATGTTATTATATCCATTCGCCGTTGTACTCGCTGTGTTATTTGGATTGGAACAAGCAAGTAAGATTCTAGGTGATATGGCAGCTACTTATTTTGTTGCTGTTGCTGGTATCGTAGCAGCTTTCTTTGGGGCTCAGGCTTTCCAAAAAGGCAAATAATTTAAGAGGTGTAAAATCAAATCTTCTCCGAATCAGTGGTTTCAGATTCCCCTTACAATATCAGAAGAACTGAAGGAGGAATTGCTCACATTCGATATAGCTAATGCTAAAAATTATTTTATACACGAACCAGAAGAAAACCATAGACTAGAATTTTTAGAAATATCATTGGACATGATTAAAGAGGTAGCTGATAAGTTCATGGTATCACCTACTAAGGCTACACTGGTTGCTATTGCTCCCACCGATATTGTTCCATGGCATGTCGATGGTCTGTCCCACGATTACCATAGACCAGCGATAGCTTGTTTTCCACTATTTCCCAATTCTAAGACCTATGAATGTACTGAGTACAGGGATGGATTTGTGCCATATTGTGACTCTTACATCTTCAACACGCAAGAAGAACACAGGGCAAAAGCACTGGATACGCGAAGATTAAACCTACAAATATGGTTCCAACAGGACTTTAAGGAACTAAAAAAATTGTCCGATGAAGGTAAGTTGTTGATTTAACTAGGGATTTATTTTCACTTTTTTTCGCTTTGGCCCTTGACATTTGGGGTAAAATATGAGATCATGATCATATAAATTAGAGAAGTGAGAGAAAATATGCAAAAAGAAATCGAAAACCTAAAAGAATTGATAGTGAATGACTATCAAAACTGGACATCTAGGTCTGCTTATTCAGACGAAGAGAGGGACAAAGAAAGGGTCGCTGAATTCGCCTCTAAAATAGAGGTATCAGAAGGTCAGAAATACATCAAAATAATTTCTGACAGGTCTGTTTGGGGTTTCATCGTCAAGACTGAAACCGATAAATTATTCCAAAAGGGTGACATTTTGAAACCCGCTGGTTGGGCTGCCCCCGCTAGGAACAAACCTAGAGGCAATGTCTTTGAGATGTTGGGTGGTAAAGGAACTGGTTGGGTAAGATGGACTGGCCCACAGTACTTACGGTAGGAGGCAGTTATGAGTAGATGCAGAATGGATTCAACTTGTGGAGACACAATTGCTGAAAAAGGTTATCTTAAAACCCAGATAGAAAAATGGGAAAAGATATCCGATGAATTATCTTCAACAGTTAGTCGAGTCAATGATGAGACTAAAGTTATCAAGTACAACGATGTTCCTAGTAACATTTACTTGAAGGTTGAAAGTATTGCTGAAGAGTTGAAACTTTCTGACGCACAGAAAAAGGAACTTGAATCTAATATTGAATATCAAGTTCGCCAAGTGCGTGAGGCAGTTAACAATCTTGAGTCTGAAATTTACAAACTAGTAGAACCATTTGAAGAGTTGCAAAGGGATGCTGAAAACAAGAAAGATGATTTTGAGTACGAACTTGATGACTTGGAATGGGAACTAGAAAAGGCTTCATAAATATTATAGGCAATTACAGAGTGCCTGCTAAAGTCTGTAAAGGTTGATGACCGAACATCCATGAGGGGAATGAAAACGCCCCTCGTCTTTTATATATGGAGAAATTATGAATCAAAATGATATAGTATCGGTGATTACACCCGCTGGTGAGTTTATAGGTAAACTTGCTTTAGAAACAGACACGCGATTGAAATTGAATGACCCACGCATGTTGATTACAACAAATGAAGGCATGGGGTTTGCTAGGGGAGTTTGTCTTACTGGTGTTGAAAATCCAGATGAGATGACTTTTTATTCTGGCGGGATTGTTTTTGTTTCCCCGACCAATGAAGATGTACAAAAATCTTATCGTAAATTTACAAGTGGGATTATAACATGACGGAAAAATTGCAAAAGATTGCTGATGAAATTTCAAAGTGGGATGATGAACACGAACCACTTGCCCAAGAAATTTTGGATGCATACAAGTTTATATATAGATTACTAGACCCAGAAGGGTTTGGATTTGCTGTATCCGCTGAGGTTAGGGATGCTGCTCGAGTAGTCGTAGGACTAGAACCAGTGGAACAAAACTTATATAAGACCAAGGATGAGTGAGGATACCAAACAACTAGAATTAGACCTAGATTTCCCAAAGGAAGAAGAGAAGGAGCCAGAGGTGTCCCATCAAAAATTCGCCCCAGAAGAAATAGAAAATTCAAATCGCATATTTAAGTCTGCTACACCAAAATATGACCTTAGTTGGTATGTGAAATGGATTTCATCTATATTAATATTAGTAGCACTTACAATTAGAGCTGCTGATTACCCACGCATATATGATATGTGGTTTGGGTTTTTTGGTATGATTGGATGGACTTATGTGGGAATTCTTTGGAAAGATAGGGCGATTATCATCATGAATGTTATCAGTACAATCCTTCTGGCTATAGGTCTCTTAACACACTATAGAGGATTATTTTAATGCCACTTTACGAAATCGAAAACACCGAAACAGGTGAAATCTTTGAAGTTATGATGAAGATTGATGACAAAGAAAAAATGTTACAAAAAAATCCACATTTCAAACAAATTCCAAGCGCTCCCAATATCAATAAAGGTGGTGTGGGTGACAGGGTTAAACCCGATGGTGGATTCAAAGATGTTTTATCTAAGATTGCTGATGCAAATCCAACATCTAAACTTGCTGATGACTATGGAAAGAAAGATAAAAAATCAGTCGCTGTCCGTGACAGTATGAAACGAGTCAAAAAGAAATTAGGTTCTATTACAGACGGTTCATAGTATTATGAAGATAATGACATTGTGGGGTGAAGAAGAAGTTCATAACACAAGAATGTGTATACACTGTAAACAGGTAAAACACGAAGAAGAATTTGGTATAAGGTCATATACGAAAAATGGAGTTAAATCAGAAAGAAGAAATGATTGCAATTCCTGTCGTAAAAAAGAAACTAAAATAAGAAATCAATTAAAGAAACAATATCCTAGACCTATTAATAAGGACTATAGATGTCCTAGATGTAATAGAAGTCAACAAGACTTTATTGATGAGGGTAGATTTGTTCATACCAAGAAGAAGTCTATATTTGTTTTAGACCATGACCATGAAACAGGACAATTCAGAGGATGGATATGTGACTACTGTAATACTATATGTGCAAGAGCATACGATGACCCCAGTATATTAGAGGCAAATGCAAGGGCATTAAGAGAATTCAAATTGTGAATATTACCATTATCCGATATTGATTTTTACTGCTATTCCATATAAATATGTTAGTGTCAAATAATTGACACACTCGATTCATAACCGAAAAGAGGACATTGTTATGAAATGGTTTAAAATCATTACTGCAATCTTTTTGATTTCAGTAGTAAATGTGGGGTGTGCTTCAGCCTCTGGTGGTAATTACTATGAAGCAGTGCAAAAGGCAGCAGAAGCGAAAGCGAAAGTGTCTGAAGCACGATATCGAGCTCTTGCTCAAGTCGCATCTAGTGGTGATGGTCAGGCTGCATCCGCAGCTGTTATGGCAATCGCACTATCTAATGATGCTACAATTGTTCCACAGTATGTCGAATCTTCTGCTCTGAAATGGGCGCAAGTCTTGACACCAACTATCGGAACACTAGGATTGGGTATCGTTCAAGCAAATGTTGCTAAGAACGCTGCTAACAAGGCTGCTGAAGTTCAAATGGCTTCTATGCAGGCCAATGCAGATATCCAACTAGGTCAACAAAGTATGATTAGTAACATGGGTGGACAGTGGGCTGATGTCGCAGCTGCTGGTGGGCAAGCAACAGTAGATGTTGCTCTCGCTGGATTTGGTGCATTGAATACCGCTGGTGACCAGACTGTTACACTCGGTCTCGCTGGGTTGGATACTGCTACAGTTGGTATGAACAATCTCAATGAGTTGGGTCAGTTTGGTATGACTACTATTGGTGCAGTCTCTACCACTGGTATGAACAATCTCGTTGGGTTGGGTCAGTACGGTATTGATGCAGCTGAAACTCTAGGTATTCAAGGTATGTTGGGTATTCATGAGACCAATGAAGATTGGTTAACTTATACCGCTAGTAGTGATACTAACTTTGCTACGATTCTCGCAGACTTTAACGCGACAATCAAACAGTTTGGAACAGATTTGGGAACCCCTATCACATGTAACGCTGATGCAAACGGAGTGTTTACTTGTCAATAATTACATAAAAGTTGTATAAATATAGGGGACAATAAGTCCCCTTTTTTAATTATGAGGTAATATTATGGAAAAGAAAGAAATAAAGAAAGTATTGGATGGTGCAGAATTCGTGATGAAGGACATGCCTGAAGAGTTAAAAGAAGTTTTGAAAACACAAATTGTGAATCCAAAACTAATGGATGAATTTGATAACTTATACGATGAAGATATCGATGCTGAAACAGTCAAAGCATTATCCCACGCATTAGAATTAGACTACATTGAAAAATGGAAAGTCTTTGCTCAAATGAAACTCCTAGAAAAGAATTTTGCTATTGCTGAACAGGCAAGGGTTGCTTTGCGTGAACAATTAACAACTGCTAATGCCAATGTTCAAGTTCTTTTGAGGAACTATGAAGAGAAAAAAATTGGATTAGACCACGAAATAAAAGAGAAACTAAAAGTAAAAGAAGAACTTAAATTAGTTCGTGCTGAATTGAAGAACCTTAAAAAGAAGACGCCTGAATTATAAATAGTGGCAAACAAAATGTTTATGGAAAGAGTTAATGGTCGGATTTTTATCATATCTAAACGAAGATGCACAGGGCAAGAACCTACATCTTGAACACCTAGAAGACGAAATATTAAATTTCGGAATAGGTGGAGCTCGTGGTGCAATTAATTTCTTACAGGCATTGAGAGATATGTTGTCGGGAAGTTCTCGTTCATCCGTAAATATGACAGTTAAATGGGACGGTGCTCCTGCTATATTTGCTGGTATTGACCCCAGTGATGGTAAATTTTTTGTTGCTAAGAAAGGTGTATTCAATAAGACACCACTATTATATAAGTCCACACAAGAAATAAGCAAAGACAGTAAATTGCCACAGGCATTAAAACCCGCCTTTACAATCGCGTTACAAGAATTTAGCAAACTCGGCATCAAGA